ATCCTATTCACAATGGTCATTGTATGAACGATGTCCTCTTTCTTGGAAACTTAATTACATTGACGGATTAGCTCCATTTCAAGTCTCAATTGAAACATGTTTTGGTACAGCATTTCATGAAACATTTCAACATTTCTTAACTGTATTATATACAGATTCAGTTAAAAAGGCAGAAGCAATAAATTTGCGCGAAGTATTAACAGCAAAGCTTAAAACAGAATATGTTCGTTGTGTTGCTGAGAATAAAGGTGAACATTTTTCCAACCCTTTACAATTAGCAGAATATCTTGAAGATGGTGTTGCTATATTAGATTGGTTTGCGAAACGACGTTCACAATACTTTTCAACTAAGAATTGGGAATTAGCTGGTATTGAAATGGAATTGTGTGTACAAGCATCAGATGCAAATCCTTCAGTATATTGGTACGGTTTCATGGATGTTGTTTTGCGACATGTTCCAACTAATAAGATCTTAATACTTGATATTAAAACTAGCCGCAATGGTTGGAATAAAAATGCTAAATCAGATTCACTTAAATTAGCACAGCTTATAACATATAAAAATTATTTTGCAAAGCAATATGGTATTCCTAAAGAAAATATTGATGTTGAATTTTTTGTAGTTAAACGCAAAATAATGGAAGAATCAATGTTTCCGCAGAAACGCATTCAAAATATCAAACCTGCTGCAGGTAGTGTTACTCAAAAGCGTGTTCAACGTAGTATTGATTTATTTGTTGAGCAATGTTTTGATTTAGAAGGTAACAAGAATGCAGATAGAACATATTTAGCAACGGCAGGCAAAGGTGCTGCAAATTGTAAGTATTGTCCATTTAAAACAGATTACGAAAGATGTCCGAAAGAGAACAGAATACGCGAGTAAAATATACTCATGAACACATATATGTGTATCAATTTCAAATTGAAAATCATCCTACTTATCCAGGAACACGCTGGACTAATGTTGAATATGCATTATGTACGAATCATGATAATCCAAACGGTAAAGAAAATAGAACGTTATTAGAATCCATGTTGCGTTTAGTTTATGGACATTATCCTAAAGGTGTTAAATTTTTAAAAGAGAAAGTATGACACGAGTAGCAGTTATTGGTAATACTAGTTGGCAAAATAAACGAAAAGTGCAAGAAACACTTCAAATGCTTAAACGCAAATTTGGAGAAGAATTAATAGTTGTCGGCGCTGGGGGCAATGAAGGTGCTAATAGTATGGTTAGAAAATACGCATTAGAATTTGGATTACAATATGAAGAATACAACCCTAGCTTTTCTGGTTATAACATATACTCCGCAATGCCAGAATCTTATTATGGAAAACCTTATCATTTTAGTCAACTTCATCATCGCATGAAACTGATTGCAGAACGATGCGATTACATGATGATATTAACTAACGAAATGCAATTAGATCCGGTATTACAAACAGCGTGGACAAAAACAAAAAAACTTAATAAACCGGTTGTTATTCTCGGTTAATATATTTATATTAAAGTTATAAAGGAAAAGAATGGAGTTACCAAAGTTACAAAAGATTGACCCTAACAAGCCAAAGAAAAAGAAGATTTTACTATTAGCAGATGATTTTCGTTTGCCTTCTGGTATTGGAACAATCAGCAAAGAAATTATTTTAAACACAGTAAAGCATTACGATTGGGTTCAATTAGGTGCTGCACTGCAACACCCAGATGCAGGTAAAGGATATGATTTATCTGCAGACATTGCACGAGAAACGGGTGTAGAAGATGCGTCAGTTAAATTGATTGCATGGAATGGTTATGGAGATCGAAATATTTTATTCTCGATGCTTCAACAAGAACGTCCTGATGCAATATTTCATTTTACCGATCCTAGATATTGGACATGGTTATATGCATTAGAACACGAAATCAAAACAACTTATGGAATTCCATTAATTTATTATTCTATTTGGGATGATTTACCATATCCAATGTGGAATGCGCCATTTTACGGTAGTTGCGATTTAATTATGGGTATTAGTAAGCAATCTGATAATATTCATAGAGAAGTTCTTACACAGAATGGATTTAAGGTTGTAGATTATGATGAAAATGAAGAAGTCCCTGGTACTGTTGCATCAGATGAAATCATCACAGGTTTTGTTCCGCATGGATTAGATCATAAAGTATTTAAACCATTAGATAAAAAAGATGCATTATATGTTTCAATGCATGACAAAATTAAAAAAGCAAATGATGTTGATTTTGTAGTATTTTGGAATAATCGAAATATCAGAAGAAAACAACCAGGAGATGTAATTTTAGCATTCAAACACTTTGTAGATGGATTGCCAGAAGAACAAAGATCCCGAGTTGCACTTTTAATGCATACACAAATTGTTGATGGTAATGGAACAGATTTACGTGCAGTATGGAAAGCAGTAGCTCCAGATTGTAAAGTATTATTTTCAGAAGCAAAGGTTACGGGACAAGAACTTAATGCAATGTATAATGTTGCAGATGTAGTAGTTAATATTGCTAGCAATGAAGGCTGGGGACTAAGTTCCACTGAAGCAATATTGGCAGGGACTCCGATTGTTAATAACGTTACTGGCGGATTACAAGATCAATGTGGTTTTACAGATGAAGATGATAACTGGATTAGATTCAATGGTGAGTTTGCAACTAATCATACCGGAAAGTATAAAAAACACGGAAGATGGGCTAAACCAGTATTTCCAAGTAATAGAAGTCTTCAAGGGTCACCACAGACTCCATATATCTTCGATGACCGAGTAAATTTTGAAGATGTTGCCAATGCAATTCGTTATTGGTGGGATATGGAACCAATTGTTCGACAAGATGCTGGAGAACACGGTAGAGAATGGGCTTTACGTAATGGATTAACTGCAGAACAAATGGGTAACAAAATGATCCATATGATTGATTATTTATTTAACTCGAAACAAATGGCAAGAAAACGTTATATATTAACGCCAGTTACAGAAACAAAATATGAAAAAATAGGAATAGTACAATGAGAACAGCAGTTATATCATCTCCAGTAGCAACACAATCAGGTTACGGACATCATGCTCGAGAAATAATCAAACAATTTATAGATAAACGCGGAACTGAATGGGATATTAAATTACTTTCAATGCCATGGGGACATACACCGTTTACATATCCAATTCCGTTAGATTGGCAAAGAAGAATAATTCCATTACCATTGACAGCACAACCAGACATTTGGGTACAAATTACAGTACCAAATGAATTTCAACCTATAGGTAAATACAATATCGGTGTTACGGCAGGAACAGAAGGAGATGTTTGTCCAGCAGATTGGATTGCAAAAATCAATCAAATGCAAGTTACTATTGTTCCTAGCGAATTTACCAAAACGGTATTTGAAGAAACAGCAAAACGTCACAACATACAAATAACTACAAATTTGCAAGTTGTACCAGAATATTTTGATGATGTTGCATATAATAATAAGAATGTAACCGTAAAAGTTGCTGGATTAGATGAAATTAAAGAATCAGACGCGTTTTTAAGTGTAGGACATTGGCTGCAAGGTCAATTAGGAGAAGATAGAAAAAATGTAGGAGGATTAGTACATTGTTTCTTTAATACATTTAAAAATAAAAAAGATGCACCCGCACTTATTTTAAAAACTAGTGGTGCAACATATTCTGTAACAGATCGTTTTGAAATGCAAGATCGTATCAATCAAGTAGCATCATTATTTCCCGGAGAACGATTGCCATCGGTTTATTTATTGCACGGTGATTTAACTACCGCAGAAATGAATGCAATGTATAATCATCCTAAAATAAAAGCATTAGTTTCATTTACAAAAGCAGAAGGATTCGGAAGGCCATTATTAGAATTTGCATCAACCGGCAAACCTATCATAGCTCCCCATTATTCCGGCCAAGCAGATTTCTTAAAGAAAGATTTTATTTGTGCACTGCCAGGCCAAATGACATCAATTCATCCTACAGCTCAAAATGAATTTTTAATTGGAGATGCAAAATGGTTTACTGTAGATTATGGATATGCAGCGGCCATGATGAAGGATGTTTTGAAAAACTATAAAAAATGGATAGAATTAGCCAAACGTCAAAGATACTTTGTTAATTCAACATTTACAGAATCAGCTGTTGCGGAAACATATGACAAAGTATTAGAAATTATAGATGCTGGTATTGATAAGTTACCAAAAGCTGTAGAATTAAAATTACCAAAACTGCAAAAGATTTAACATGAAAATAACATACGCAATTACCGTTTGTAATGAATTCTTAGAAATTCAACGACTTTTGAATTTTTTATTGCAAAATAAAAGAATTGAAGATAATGTTGTAGTATTATTTGATTCAAAAAACGGCGATCCGGAAATTGAAGCATTTTTGCGAGCTAGATCAGTTAACAAATCATTTTTCTGGCATAAAGCAGAATTTCAAGGACATTTTGCAGATTGGAAAAATCATTTAACAAAATTATGTATAGGAGATTATATTTTTCAAATTGATGCAGATGAAATACCACATGAAAAACTAATAGAACTTCTCCCGGAAATTTTACAAGAAAATATTGAATGTGATGTAATTATGGTACCGCGAGTTAATACGGTAGATGGTTTAACTCAAGAACATATTCAAAAATGGGGATGGCGTGTAGATGAAAAAGGTTGGATTAATTGGCCCGATGAGCAATGGAGAATATACAAAAACAATTCAGAAATTAAATGGATAAACAAAGTTCATGAGCGACTAGAAGGCTATAAAGTTTGGACGCATTTACCAACAATTGAAGAGTTTGCATTATATCATGCAAAAACAATTAAACGTCAAGAAAAACAAAATACATATTACGAGACATTATGAGAAAACGAGCTTTAGTTACCGGCGGTGCTGGATTCATTGGAACTAATTTAATTAAATTATTACTTCAAAATAACTTCGATGTTGTATCAATTGATAATTATTTTACGGGATTTGAAAGTAATCACATCGATGGAGCTTTTTATATTAAACGAGACTTATTAAACATATCTGATTTTCATGAATATGGATCTTTTGATGTAATATTTCATTTAGCTGCAATTGCTAGAATTCAACCATCATTTAGTTTACCAGTAGAATATTTTGAAAATAATGCAGTAGCTACTATGAAAATTGCAAAATTTTGTGTAGATACTAATACTCCATTAATTTATGCTGGTTCTAGTTCACACCATTCCGGAAAATTTAAGAATCCATATACATTTAGCAAAGATATAGGTGAAGAAATAATCAATTTATTTCAACAACATTATAATTTAAATGCATCTATATCTAGATTTTATAATGTATATGGGCCACATCATCTTAAAGAAGGTGGATACTGTACCGTTATTGGAAAATGGGAACGTGCTATAGAAACTAAACATCCTATAGTAATATATGGCACTGGAACTAAACGTAGAGATTTTACGCACGTTAATGATATTGTTTCTGCATTACTATTAATTTTTTTAAAAAATGCATGGGGACATATTTTTGAACTAGGTACTGGTAAAAATTATTCTATACAAGAGATTGCAAATATGTTTGAATATGATTCAATTGTATATGAAGATGATAAACCCGGTGAAGCGATTGATACACTTTGCGATTCTAGTTTAGCTAAAAATGTATTGAATTGGGAATGTAAATTTAATATTAAAGATTATATTTTAAACTATATAGGATCTATATGAATGATAATTTAATTATATACATATCTTCGCGAAATAATTATGATATGCTTAAAGGCGAAGTATTTAAAAATATCGACACTGAAGGATTTGAATTAATTAATGTAGATGACAATTCATCATTAGAAGAAGTCGAAAAGGGAAAACAATATTGTTCTGAGAACAACATAGTTTTTTTAGAGAATAAAGATCGCGGGGTACAAATGGCAACGCAAACATTGATTGATTTTATTAAAGAAAATCGACCAAATTGTAAATGGATAATTTGTTTTCAACATGATATATACCCGATATCTAAAAATTTCTTTAAAACATTATCTAGATATATTTTAGAACAAAAATTAAATGAATTTGGTATTGTTGGATTTAATGTTTTAGATAATGGCGATTATACTAATGATTCTTTAGATAGATTTAATAATGGCGAAATGCCATTAGGGATGATTGGTATGGCACATTTATCAATTCGATCAAATTCTGGAAGATGGTTATGTCCTAAACAACAAAACGAATTAATTAATTCTGGAAACTGGAATCAACCATTCATTTCAGAATTTCCTATGTGGGCAGCAGTTGGCATCAATGTTTTGTTATGGAACGAACACATTAAACCAACAAACGAATATCATTTTCATTTATGGTTGCCGGATATTGCAATGCAGTTTAATTACTTAAATTTTCCGTGTTTAACATTAACAAAATTATATTGTTTAAATAATCAACGTTTAAAAGAAAAATATAATATTAATGCTAATTCTGCCACCGGTGCTAAATCAGGAAATGAATATCATTTTGGTAAATATTCAAATTTCGAAGCTTGGAATTCTAGATGGGGTTGGGACTATGAAAATACAAATACATTTGAATCAATTAAACAAAATTATGATAATACTTTAATTGGAGAATATTATAAACACGATATACAAACAGGACCATTAAGAAAATATAAATTATGAAAATATTAGTAACAGGTGCAGCGGGTTTAATTGCAAGTCATTTAGTAGATTTTTTATTAGACCAAGGACACAGCGTAGTAGGCGTAGATGATATGTCATATGGAAATATTGAAAATTTAAAAAATGCCATTCAACATAAAAATTTTAAATTTAAGAAAACGAAACTACAATTCTTAAATCTTTGGAAAGAAGAATTTGATGCAATCTATCACTTAGCGTCAATGAAAAAACCATCAAATGGTATTATAAAGTCAGTTGATGTTTTAAAAGAAAATTATCAAATGATTGAAACAGTTGTATCGGATGCAGTAAAAAATGGCTCATTTTTAATATTTACATCGACATCTGATGTATATGGTAATTCTCCGACATTTTTAGAATCTGAAGAAATTACTATCGGTCCTCCTACTAATGAACGATATTCATATGCATTATCAAAATTACATGGCGAACAATTTATTTTTAATGAAATTCAACAATCGAATTTAAAAGGATGTGTGATTAGAGTATTCGGTTGTGCATCATGGAGGTCTAACAAAAGTTGGTCAGGCGGTCACATTCCAATGTTTATAGATAAAGCTTTGAGAGGCGAATCGATTCATATTCACGGAGATGGAATGCAAACTAGATCAATTAGTCATGCATTAGATATTGCATATGGTTTAAGTAAATTAATACAACACATGGATTCAGTTAATAGACAAATTATTAATTTGGGTACTGATGAACAAACTACAGTACGAGAAGTTGCTGAATATATTATATCTAAAACTAATTCAAAATCTGAATTAATTTTTGATGATCGAAAACAAATATTTGGAAATTATAAAGAAATTATGAAACGATTTGCAAATACAACTAAAGCAAAAGAATTAATTAATTTTAAAATAAATTATTCAACATATCAAGTTATAGATGAAATAATTAAGGTATATAGTGATGAAAATAGCGGTTATTACTCCAGTTCGGCATATTGATGGCGTATTAGATTTATTACATACAAAAGGGGATGTATTTTTACAAGAAACTGCATCAAAATTTGAAGTTAGAAAACTTTTATTAAAAGAAAATATTGATACTATAATTTGTAATCCAAATCAACAAACGTATATAATTGATCGAGAATTATTAAATGGTACTAATGTAACATTAATTAATACATGTTCAACTGGCATGAATCATATTGATCAAGAGTATTGTAATTCTAATAACATTAAGATCTATTCTTTAACTAAAGATTATGAATTGATAAAACAATTGCCTTCCACATCTGAATTAGCATTTGGATTGATGTTATCATTATTAAGAATTATTCCGGCTGCAAAACAACATGTTTCTGAATATAAATGGGACTATACTAATTTTGTAGGAAGGCAAGTTAAAGATTTGAATATTGGTATAATTGGATATGGACGATTAGGAAAAATGATGTTCGATTATTGTAATGCATTTGGTGCTAAAGTAAAGGTTTATGATCCATATGAAAAACAAAATTTTTCAGATTCATTTTTATTAAATCATTATTCATCATTAGAACAAATATTTGAAACATCAGATGTAATTTCATTACATGTACATGTTACTAAAGAGACTAAATATTTAGTAAATCATAATCTTCTTGGATTATGCAAAAATAGTCCTTATATTATAAATACATCAAGAGGTGAAATTGTACGAGAACACGATATTGTTGAAGCGTTAGATAAAAATTTAATAGCTGGTTATGGAACTGATGTCATAGAAAATGAATTTGATGATTTAACTATGTCACCAATAATTAATGCAATGAATGATAAAAAAAATATAATAGTTACTCCACATATCGGAGGAATGACGTTAGAAGGACAAAAAAAGGCATATATATGGGCAGTAAACAAACTTTAAGGGTATTAGTAATAATACCGGCAAAATTGGATTCGATGAGACTTCAAAACAAAAATATTCAACAAATTAATGGAAGACCGATGATTGAATATTCAATTGAATATGCAAAAATAAGTAAGTATAATCCTACAATTGTAGTTTCGTCAGAAAATCCAGATGTATGGGATATTGCGTTAAAAAATAATGTATCATGGACAGCTCGTCCAGATCACCTTTTAAAGGATGCTGAAGTTACCGATGTATACATTGATTTTTGCAGTAAAATTGAAGATGGAAAGTATGATTTAGTTGTAGCATTACAGCCAGATAATCCAAATCGTTCACATACACTAGACGAATGTATTGATTATATGATTTCAAATAATTATGATGATTTAATTACTGTTAATCCTTCATATAAACGAAGCGGATCAGTTAGAATTTTTAAATTTAAATATTTAAAAAATTCAATGGTTAGTAAAAGAATTGGTTGTATACAAGATGCTGCAATTGATATTCATTATTTAGATGATTTAAAACAAGTAGAACAAAAAATAGGTTAATATGGCAAAATTTGGAAAAGAACGATTTCCGTCTGATTATCAAAATGCAGTAGGAATGAATGCAAGTTCAATATTACACGAAAATTCAAAAGAATTAGTTAAATTGCTTAAACGGTATAATATTTTAAATTCTGATTCAAAAATCTTTGAGTTAGGAGCCGGTCCCGCTAGAAATTTGCATTATATCAATGAAGAATTTAACACTAATAACATTTATTGTAGCGATCTGTTTGCAGAAGCTTCTAAGAATAATATGTCTGAGTCAATAAAGAATATTATTACATTTTATGAAGGAGATTCGCAAGATATTATTGATAATAATATTATTAAAGATTTAGATTTGTTTTTAGTTTCAGATCATTTTATGCATTTACAATATGAAAAAGCTGATTATGTTATCAAAATGATTTTAAAAAATTGGAATCCTAAATATATAATGTTGCGTGAACTAAAAAAAGAATTTGAAACGCCAGAACACCCTAGATTATTTCATAATTATGATCAGTTTTTACAAAAATATGATTTAATTTTAGAAACAACTAGTAAACAAACTGATGCTTATTTTATTTGGTTATTAAAAAGAAAATAATATGAGAATAATAGCAGAAATTGGTTGGAATCATTGCGGTGATATGAATCTAGCAAAAGAAATGATTAAAGCAGCTGCAGATAGCGGAGCTGATTATGCTAAATTTCAAACTTGGTCTGTTTCTAGATTAAAAACAGGCGATTGGGATGTCGACGGCCGCAGGGAGATTTACGAGCAAGCTGAATTAACAAAAGAACGTCATGAAGAATTAATTTCATATTGTAAAGAAATGAATATTTCTTTTTTGTCATCAGTTTTTAGTATCGAAGATGCTAAACTATTAGTAGAACTAAAATGCAATTCAGTTAAAATACCTAGTTTTGAATCTAGAAATACTGAATTAATTAAATATTGCAATGATCATTTTGAAACAGTATTTATGTCAACAGGTACGTCGACATTAGAAGAAATTAAATACAGTATAAGTTTTTTTAATAAAGCAACATTATATTTAATGCATTGCGTTTCAGTATATCCAGGAAAATATGAAATTGCAAATCTTCCAAAAATGATTGCGTTAAAGCAAGTACATGATTTAGTTGGGTATAGTGATCATATTGAAGGAATTGAATCTGCTAAAATTGCATTAGGATTAGGTGCAGTTGTTATTGAAAAACATTTTACAATCGATAATAATCTGCCAGGCAGAGATAATAAGTTTGCAATACTTCCAAATGAATTATTTGGATTACGTAAATATATTAATTATATTCATGATATGATGATAGATCATGGAACTGATTACAATGAATTAGAACTTGATTCTAGAACAAATTATGCAGGTAGATTTAATGGATAAAATTTCAGTTATAATTAGAAATCGCAATGAATCTGAATATATAGGTTTTGCAATTCAATCAGTTATTGATCATTTTAAAGATCCGGAAATTATTATTATGGATAATAATTCTAATGATGATTCTATAGAAATTGTAAATTTATTTTCGATTAAAACGAATATACAAATATTCAATATTGATAATTATAGTCCCGGCAGATCTATTAATGAAGCAGTAAAACGATGTAGTAATGATATTATTTTAATTTTATCTGCACATTCTCAGATTTATAAAATGGATTATGAATATGTTCAGTCTTGTTTAAAAAATCATGTAGCAGTATTCGGAAAACAAACTCCTATATATAGAGGTAAAAAAATAACACCTAGATATATTTGGAGTCATTTTGGATCTAAAGAAGTTACTAATTTATTTTCAACTATTGAAGATAGATACTTTTTACACAATGCATTTTGTTTTTATACTAAAGAACATTTATTAAAGTATCCATTTAATGAAAAATTAATAGGTAAAGAAGATAGATATTGGGCTATTGATCAAGTTGAACTCGGATATTCATTTTTTTATACACCGAAAATAGAAATTAATCATTATTGGACTAGTAATGGTGCAACTTGGAAAGGCTTAGCATGAAATTAGCAGTTTATACAGCATTATTTACAGATCATCCAGATTATTTATATGGAGATCTTATACCATATGTACACGACAAAGATGGAATAGATTATATTGCGTTTACTAATAGTGATTATTTAGAATCTGATTTTTGGGATGTACGTAAAATGGATATATGGAGATCTGGGCGTTGGACTGCTAGAAAATGTAAAACATCTCCAGAAGAATTATTACCTGAATATGATGCATGGTTATGGATGGATAATGAAATTTATTTTACATATGATCCGCATGATTTATTTTCATTACATTTAAATGATTTTGATTTAGCAGTTCATCTTCATTGTGATCGAACGTGCTTATATCAAGAAGTAAATGAAACTATCAATAGAAACCCGTTGCGAGATCCTAAGGAGATGATTATTAATCAAGGTTTAGATTATCAACAACGAGGATATCCAGAAAACAATGGATTATATGAAAATGGTATATTATATCGAAGAAATAACGAATTAATTCGAAATTTTAATAAAACATGGTTTGATGAGACGTCAAAATGGAATACGGAAGATCAAATTTCAATGATGTATTCATTATGGAAACATCCAGATGTTAAAGTTAATGGATTAAAACAAACATTTGTTTCACACAATTATAGAAATACATATTTGCCATTAACAGATCAATTTAAATGTTTACCTAGATCCAATCGATATGTCAAAAAGTAAAATATTATTATTATTTACAAATCATAGAGTTGCTGAAAAGCTATGGCCTATAATACCATTATTATCAATTGAATATGAAATTGATTTATTTTGCGTTGGGTTATTTAGTTTAAATACACCATGGGTTGGTGATATTGATGAGCGTCTCGTTGCAATTAATAAATACAATCAATATCTTAGTAATGTAATACAAGGGCCTGGAATTAAATTCCATGGAGATAGTATTCGCGAATCGTTGTTAAATTTTATTAACATAAATTCATATAAATTTGTAATTTATGATGATAACCGAGAAATGCAAGAATTTAATATTCCGCATTTTTATAATGAATGTAAGTATAGAAATATCAAAGTAATTGGCAATGTCCACGGAAATGAAGATATCACAAAAGATGCATCAGGCATTAGTTATGATTTTAAAATGGAATTTTATAATGGCGGCATTCCTGCAAATGACACATTAGCTAATGTAGTAGTTCAACCCCAACATATATTAGTTATAACTAATTTCCTAGGTAACCGCGGATCTATATTTCCTATTAATTTTGATCAACGATTTGTACATGAATCTGGAATATTAGAATTATCTAAACAATTTAACTTACCGATAAAAATAAAAATAAAAACAAGACTAGATAAACCAGATTATCTTAATGATATTTCATATATAAATAGTTTATTAGAATGTGATGTTATAACTAATTCAGAAAATATCGATGAATTAATAGCAAATTCTGCAGTAGTTATATCAGCTCCATCTACATTATCATTTAAATCAATTCAACTAGGAATTCCTACGGTATTAATTAAAGGTTGCGGTCAAATCGGTAAATTCGAGCATTACCCGGGTCTTGTTGATTTAAACAAACAACAAATATTTGATTCTATTCAATATCAAATCGATCATGGTAAATTTAATGAATACATACAAACAACAATATCTGGAGGTGATGTATTTCAGTCATCTCAAAATTATGTTAACTATATAAAAACAATATTATGAAAATAATCTATAGAATATCAGATACAGGTTACAATAAAATAAAACCAGATTACATTAATAATGAAGCATGTTTAAGCAATTTTTGCAACATATTTTTTGAACATATATGGGATATTCACGTTATAGCTGACAATTGTAGTGAAGATACTATTAAGATGATTAAAAAGTACATTGACCCTATTAACATAGAAAAAGTATCTGTAGGCCATGGAGCCGGAACGTTTAATTTAGCATTAGATAAAGCAATTAAATGGGCTGATGATGAAATAGTTTATTTTGTAGAAAATGATTATTTACATAAACCATATGCTGATAAAATCATACAAGAAGGCTTTGATTTAGGAGCATCATTTGTATCATTATATGATCATCCAGATAAATATTTAGATCCAAGTCGTGGTGGTAATCCATATTGTGAAGGCGGTGCTGAAGATACGAGAGTCTATTTATCTAAATCATCTCATTGGAAAATTACTAATTCAACTACAATGACATTTGCTAGCAAAGTTTCAACACTTAAACGTGTTGAATCTATTCTAAGAAAACATACAATAGGTTCATATCCAAATGATTTTAAAATGTTTTTAGAACTTCGAGAACAAAATGAATTATTAATAACATCTATTCCTGGATATTCAACTCATGGTGAAACCGCGTGGCTAGCGCCATTAACAGATTGGAGTAAAATATGATATCGGTAATAATACCAACTTATAAAAGTCCTGCAATGTTAGATTTATGTTTACGTTCTGCAATTACAGGACAGCAAAATAAAAATCAAATAATAGTTGTTGTCGATGGCTTCTATGACTTAAATAAAGATGTCTTAGAAACATGGAAAGATTCAATTGATATCTTGAACTTAGAATCTAATTTAGGTCTTTGTCGCGCCACGAATTTAGGAGTATACAATGCTAAACATGATAAGATACTAATAGTTAATGATGATAACGTATTTCCTAGATTTTGGGATACTACGTTATTAGATGATTGGAAAGATGGTACCGTTGTAACGCCCAATCAAGTCGAACCATATCCATCGATGTTTAAACAGTTTCATATTGAAGATTTAGGAACTACTACGGAATCATTTGATTTAGAAAAATTTTGGTTGTTTGACTATCATTATGCATCAGGAGATAAAAAAGAAGAAAGCGGATCAACGTTGCCTATATTTATGAACAAACTAGATTTTATACGAATCGGAGGGTGGGATGAAAATTTTGAAATGGGAATGGTAGCAGATTGGGACTTCTTTTTAAAATGTCAGTTAAGCGGATTACGAATGATTCGAACATGGAATTGCCATTTTTATCATTTTACATCTGTTTCTACTAATGGCGAAAGTCGACAACGAGCAGAACAAAACGGACATGAATATGCACGATATAAATGGGGAACTTACATAAAACATGATCCTACAACAAATTTAAAACATTTATAACCAATTAATCTAAACCAACAACATATTTATCTATGAAACGAAAACGAATGTTATTAAGAATAAGGATTGCAATGCGTCAAACCAAAAGTTTCCTGCAACGTTTACTGTCAGATTCCAGATCTGGCGATGTATCATCTAAGCGCGTTATCGGCGTATTTGGATTTTTGGCGTTAACAGCTATGATGTTTATTAATGCATTATATCCAAAGTCAATTGCTCCGTCACATGAATTAATCTCTGCTATTGAATATATTGTTATTGCTGCATTGTTTAGTGCTTCTGTTGATAAATTTTCGTATAAGAATGATATCAAGGAAATCGCTCAAGAAAAAACACCGAAACAATAAGGACTATGATAAGAATGAAAACTATACCATTATTAGCTCTAACATTTACAACCACAGTAACATTTATTTGTTCATATTTTTATAATTTAACGTTAGATAATTTTGAACAATACTTAGCACTTACTGCAGTTGTGATGATCGATGGATTTTTTGGCGTTTTAGCTGGAATAAAACGAGAAGGTTTTAAAACGTTTAAAGCAATCAAAGTATTACGAACTGCAATAGTTTGGACATTGTTTTTAACGGTACTTCTTTTAGTAGAAAAAGGTTTTGCAGGAACAGCATGGTTAAGTGAAACAATCATCATTCCATTTATCATATTTCAATTGATAAGTGCACTTAAAAATGCTTCAATGATAGGTTGGATTCCTTCTAGCTTATTGAATCAAATATTAGATAAAATAGATTTACATAAAGGTCATAGAGACGAAAAATAAAGGAAAGTTATGGTATTGAAAAAAGGTAGTAAAGGCGAATCAGTAAAAACATTACAAGAATTTTTAAAATTAACAGCAGATGGCGATTTCGGTCCTAAAACAGAAGCAGCTGTTAGAGAATGGCAAAAAACGCACGGTTTAATGGTTGATGGTGTTGTAGGTCCAAAAACATGGGCTGCAATGGGTATTTTAAATACTGATAATGCAGAGAATTTAGAAGTAGCAAATGCTTTGCAAATTAAAAAGTATTGGATGCCGGAAGGAACATATTTTAAAGGCCCTGTTCCGAAAGATTGGATATTCTTACATCACACAGCAGGAGGAGATAATCCTTACCAAGTAGCTGATATGTGGGCTAGAGATAATCGCGGAAATGTTGCAACAGAATATATTTTGGGTGGGCAAAACGTATCAAATAAAAATACAAAATTTGATGGTGAATTGATTCAATGTTTTCCTGATGGAGGTTATGGCTGGCATACTGGTACAGGTAATTCCGTAATGCATCGCAATTCAGTTGCAATTGAAGTATGTTGTATGGGTCAAATTGTTAATGGTAAAACATATGTTAACACTCCAGCCGATTCATCTCAAGTAATCAAATTAGCAAAACCTTTTAGAGGATTTCAATTCTGGCATAATTATTCAGATGCACAAATTACAGCATTGAAAAATTGGATTTTGTTTGTAGCAAATAAATATAGCATTGATCCACGCGTGGGACTAGTAGAATATGTACGAGCTAAAGGTGCTGATGGATTTGATGTATTAGATGTTCGCAAAGCAGAATCAACTCCAGGAATGTATTCACATACTAATGTTATACGCGGAAAAGTAGATATGTATCCACATCCTGATCTAATTGATATGTTATTATCACTTTGATTCGATATTCTTTTTAAAACAATCATATTTATATGTGATGATAAACGAATACGAAACACAAAGTACACTTAATCCAAAACTTTGGGACGGAACACGTCTCAAGTCAAATTTGGACAAAAAGTTTATTCGTATTGCAAAAGCATTTTATGATTTCCTAGAAATCGAAGCACCTATACTTGATATTATTCTTATAGGAAGTAATGCAAATTATAATTGGACAGAACATAGTGATATAGATTTACATGTTGTTATAGATTATCAAGCAGTAAATAAAAATTTGCATCTTGTTAAAAATTACATGATGGCAAAAAAATCACTTTGGAATGCAAATTATCCGTTAACATATCAAGGAATGGCAATTGAATTATATGCTCAGGATTGGAATGACAAATTGCATTCAACAGTAGGACAATATTCATTGACAAAAGGTAAATGGATAAAACAACCATCTGCAGATACAGTTTCTATAGATGATGATATCATTGATGAAAAAGCTCGACCTATAGAATATCAAATTGATAAACTTGAATCAACAGATCCAAAACTACGAGTTAAGATAGAAAATATTTTATTGCATCTTCGTAGAATGCGGCAAACAGGATTAGAAGCCGAAGGTGAATACTCTGTGGAAAATTTAGCATATAAGAAACTACGCAATAGTGGATATTTAACGCGTTTAAAAGAATTGTTACGTAAAAGTACTATGACATCTTTAGCAGTAGAAAATGCAGCACACGCACACAAACCTAAGTTATATGTTGAAATGTTAGCTAACCATGTTACAAAGAAACACATAATGACAGAAACGGATTGGCAACATGTAATGCAAGAAACAGATGCTGTGGAAGATGCAATGGGTCAATGGAAACATCCGGGACGGTGCACAATGATTCCTAGTAACAACATAACAATGCAACGAGTGACATATCCGGTATTAGGAATTGATGATACAGGTCATGCCATTGTGATGCACCCGGAACAAGAATACGTATATCCAGGTAAACGAGTGTTTGAAATACCAATGAATGGACAACAACAAACATTACTAATGCAAATGCGCAATGCTTTAACAGATTGGAATAGTTTATGAGTAGAGGCCTAGGAGATGATATTAAAAAAATAACTAGTGCAACGGGTTTAGATCAACTTGCAAAACAAATTGCACGTATACTTGATGAAGATTGCGGATGTGATGATCGTCAAGAATGGTTGAATGAAAAAACAAAACATTGGCCGATATATAAGAAAAGGAATGTAAATGGCAATAATAAATAAAACAGGTATTACATCAGGCGGTACAATACAAGCTGAACATGTTACGAGAGCTATAGATGCGTTAAGTGGCGGTTCGACTGATACCGTAGTAGCAACAGGATCTTTCTCTGGTTCATTAACTGGTATAGCAACAAGTGCATCTTTTGCATCAACGGCATCATTTGCATTAAACGCAAGTACTGGTGCTGGATTTCCATTTACGGGTTCAGCAATTATAAGTGGATCGTTATCAATAACCGGTACGAGTAATTTTACAACGAATAATGTAAGTATCGGATCTGGTAAGTTAACGATAATAGCTGATTCCGATTCATCAATTAATTTTGAGCAAGCCGGCAAAGTGACAGGCACTGGATTAATTATTCCTTTGTTTCCACCAGCATCGCCACAAACAGGCTCTATGTATTTTGATTATACAGGACCAACCTTATTGATATATGATGGCGCTAATTGGACAGCTGTTAATTTATCGTAACATATTTATATAAAAGGAATAATTATGAAACTAACAAAAGAACAAGTAATGGGTATCATTCGTCATACCTTAACTTTCGTAGGTGGTATTGTTGTTGCTAAAGGTCTAGTAGATGAAACAACAGTAACTGAAATCATTGGTGGTGTACTTACACTTACTGGTGCAATTTGGTCTATCGTAGCAAAGGCTTAAAATGAAAAAACGGCTTAATGAATGTGGTTGCGGATGCGGTGGAGCTCGAGGTGGGTGTCAAAAACCAGAGGGAAGCATGGCTAAACATGATGCAATGGAATGTGCAGAAGATGCTCAAGCCGTTGCGGATATGATTTCTGAAACAGATAATTTGCCAGAATGGTTAGAAGCTAAAATAACATTGGCTGCTGATTATATGAATCGCGTTAAAGATTATCTAACACATTACAAGCAACATGGTGATACACAACCAGGTTTTGGAGGTAACACGTCACAACCACAATTCGTTCCCGTTAATTTTGCAAGACAGCTTAAACAAGCTATGAATGAAAAAATTCAAAAAGTTGAAGATGGTTGGGCAGTTTATCCTAGTAAAGGAGGAAAACGTTTAGGAACGCACCCTACAAAAAAAGCAGCACTTAAACAATTAGCAGCAATAGAAATTGCAAAACATAGAAAATAATGGAAAAACTTAAACATCTTTTAATTGAAGCTAAAACGGGTTGTCCGGTAGCAACTCAAGATATTCATGTTAACTTAAAAAATAGACAGCATGCAATTGATGAGTATTTCTACGGACCAGCAAATCCAGATAAACCTGATTCATATTGGAAAGATGCAGCTAAACGTTGGAAAATTGATGAAGCAACGGCAAAGACTATGAAATGCGGTAATTGTGCAGCTTTTGATGTTTCAGATAAGATGTGGGCATGCATGGCTAAAGGCATAGAAGGCGATGAAAAAAATATTGATGCAATGGCTACAATTGAAAAAGCTGACTTAGGATATTGCAATTTTCTTCATTTCAAATGTGCAGGAACAAGATCTTGCACAGCTTGGGTTACAGGTGGAGCTCTAGATGATAAGGATTTAACAAAATGATGAAACTTAAACACATATTATCAGAAGGAGACGTTGTTGATCCAAAACAATTGGCAAAACCTTTCTTTAAAGAATTTTCCAAACAAATGAAAACATCTCCTAAATTTTCTTATTTAGGATTAAAAAATAAAGAATACATATTTAATGCACCTATAAATGATTTAGGAACATTGAAATTGATATTTTCAAAAGCAGAATTCGTAGCAAAAGTATGCGATAAATATGCATACTTTGGTATTGTTTATTTACTTAACGGTTTAGAACAATTTGATGCTACAGTTTGCTTGATTCAAAAAACAAATAAAGGTTATGAAACAAAGTTATTTGATGATTCAGATTCTGAGTTTAATAATTCAAAAACAAATTTTTCTAATATCATAAAAAACATGATGTAATGTTAAGTTATAATGTAATAAGACCAACCTATCATGATATTCAAATTTCAAAACCATTACCAGACGACATTGCAGAACATGTATTATTAAATTATACGTGTCATGTAGATCACGAAGGATTTGACTTAAATGAAATTGAACAAACATATTATGCACATAATGACGTTTCTTTAGAACATGATACTACCTGGTATAAAGACGGAGAAGCTAAGAAGGGAGCTCATGCAATAATTTTACCATGGATTCGACAAAATGAACAAACACCGCTAGTAATAGATCATAGTCAATTTGTTTTTCGGCATCCTATCTCCGGAGATGCAGCAGAACAGATAAAACAATATGCAAAGCAACGTCCTGAATTACTGCGCATTCTTAGTACAGAGTTTAAGTGCGGTTTAGATTTATGCATTGACTATATTGCAACAGATCGAGTACATCCCGTAGTTCATATTGAATGGGATTATCGTAACGTATCAGATATGTTAGGTGATATTGAACATGTAGAATCATGTTTACGAGATACAGACTGGGAACAAATTTTACCAATACTTACTAGATTTAATTACATGTCAAAATATTCATTAGATGCATTTCAACAAGCTGATTTTAGATCCATGTTATTATTTGGAAGAAAATCATATAAATTGATTCCTACGTTGTAATATTTATTATAAAAAATAATATGATACGATTAAAACAATTATTACAAGAAGATATTGAAAATATAGCACCTGCAACTCCAGAAGAATTAGGAGGCGATTATCAATTATTACATGATGGTTGGGAAACTAGAGGTGTTGCTGCAGCAAATTATTTAGTTGGAAAAGGTTTTAGTAAAATTATCGCAGCTGCATTTATTGGAAATTTTGCTGTAGAAAGCGGTGTACGTGCAAATGTTAGTCAAAATCGCGTAAAAGGATTAAAAGCTGGTACTGGTTTTAAACCTACACCACCCGATGTTGCAAAAAAACAACCGGGATGGGCCGGCTATGGTTTAGCTCAATGGACTCAAGAACGAAGAGCAAGCTTGATATCTGCAGGAGCAGCAACCGTTAATCAACAATTAAATTTTGTTATATCGGAACTTAATTCTAGTGAATCATCAGCATGGAAAAAAATTAAATCTACAAAAACATTATCTGATGCAACTGCTGCAGTAGTTAAATTTTATGAAAGAGCTGGAACACCGGCGTTATCTGAAAGAATAACCAAAGCTACAACTATATACAATAGAATAAAATAATTTGGATTACGTATTCAAATTACATATAATATGTTATGAACAATGAAAATTTTATACTTAGTTTATTCAAAGAATCAGTAAATGCTATGCGCGGTACTGATTGGATGTGGCCCGAACAATGGGATGCAGACAGAAGAATAAAGTTTTTAGATGAAGCATTAAGTTATGGAGAAAAAAATGAATTGTATGAGCAGTGCAGTATTATTAGAGATGTCAAAAAACAAATCCAAACGAACAACTAAACGTGGCACATGGCGCGTAATATTACATGATGATTCAGTAAATACATTTGAACATGTAATAGATTGTTTGATTGATATATGCGGACACAATCAATTTCAAGCACATCAATGTGCACTAGTAACACATAATAAAAAGCGTTGTGCAGTATATAAAGATACATGGGCAGGATGTGACAATGTTAAAAAAATGTTGCATTCAGAAGGTTTAACGGTTACTGTTGAAAAGTATGAAGAAACTAATTAATTGGTATTATCGAATTCGTATTGCTGTGTATCATGCAGCATATCATCGCAATTTAAAACGAGCACAAGAAGCTCGTGTCAAGCAAGACATAATTGCATTTAAACGTTATGTATATCGTGCCGAAGATGCATGGCGTAAAGTAGTTGTATTAACAGAAAAAACAAAATAAATGGGAAGAAAATCAGCTCACACCGGAGAATCTCCGAAGGATCGTTCTATTAACATCATGGACAAATTTATTGCACGTAGCAATAAAAAAGAAGCACATAAGACTTTATTACCAGCACGTAGAAAAGATCCAAACGTTCCTTTAGATTTATGGCCATTAAAAGATCAATTAGAATATTGGGCTAGTAGAACAGATGCAGATCGTTTCAATGAAACATATCCGGCATATTCATATTGGATTGCAGAAGTTCAACAATCTGCAGGAGTTCATCCTTCATTTTTTACGGATTGTGCAATAAAATTAAAATCAGAGTTGCTTGAAATGTTTGAAAAGAAAACTAATATAAAAGAAACCGTACGAGAATTGAGAAAATTAGGCGTATATTAAATGGCAGAAAAAGAGTACAAATATGTTTATGGCATTGGTAAAACTGCCTTAGACATTCCAGAAAGTGAGATACGTTATGCAATGGAAAATACAAAATCTAATGCAGAGGCAGCTCGCTTTCTGAAAGTCTCTTTTACGACCTATAAAAAATATGCTCGGATGTATACGGATAGAGACACGGGAAAGACTCTATATGAACTGCATAAAAATCAATTTGGCGTTGGAATACCTAAAGATGTTCAAAAAGCCAACAAAGGTATATACAGCATAACAAATATACTCGAAGGTAAGCATCCTAATTATCCAACCTGGAAGCTTCGAAACAGACTGTTAGCATTAGGTATATTTCGAGAAGAATGTGCTAGTTGCGGATATGCAGAACGCAGAGTAACAGATGACACAGTACCTTTATTGTTGGATCACGTTGATGGCGATGAAACAAATCATGTTGTAGATAACTTGCAAATGCTTTGTATGAATTGCTATTATCAACAAACAGGTAATCCTTTTAATCAAGACAAAGAACGTTATTGGAATTACAATTTGCTTGAATGATATTTATTATAGATGATATCAATGAAAGCACTTTTAATTGAAGGAAGATATGACAGTTTAGTAACTGCATTATCAAACAAACTACTTGGCATCATTAAAGACAGTTGGAAGTCAACACAAGATGCAGAAGGTAAATTCTCCGGACAAAAGATTTATTTCAAATCAGGAGAAACTGTTCCTAATATTGACAACGATGAAGAGTTTAAGCACATTTACTTTGAAGAAGTAGAGAACACAGAAATACCTTTAGAATTTTATTTATCACTCAAAGTAATGTGGGTTGAAGGACTTGATGATTTTAAATATGGAGGAGATGCTTACAATGCAACTAGCCGTAATTCTGCAGAACCTCCATTAATAGAAATACGTTTTGAATTAGATCCTGCAGACTATCCTAGATTGCTTAGCAATGTAGCAATGCATCTTCGAGATACTTTGCGACATGAAATTGAACATACAACTCAAAGTGGTTGGAATACAATTGCCAGCAAGTATATTGGATCAGATCAAGCATTGCGTACCAAAATAGAATCTGGCAAGTTACCACCAGCACGTTACTTTACATTGCCAAAAGAAATAGATGCCATGATTCAAGGTTTATATTTCAAAGCCAAAAAATCAAAACAACCATTTGCACAAGTAGTAGATAATTATTTAAGTGGATGGGTCAATAACGGAACTATCACAGAAAAAGATAAAAAACAAATAACGGCAACTTGGAGAACGCGTCTTCCTAAGTTAGCAATACGGCAGGAGTTGTAATGATAAAATTACACGATTTAATGAATGAAGATCTGCGCCGCTGGGTGAAAGAAAAATGGACAGATCAACATGGTCGACCTTGCGGTAATGCAGAAACTAAAGGTGTTAAAAAATGTCGTCCTTCTCGTAAAGTATCTAAAGACACCCCTAAAACATGGAAATCATTTGATAAAGATGAAAAGAAGTCATTGGTAGCTCAAAAGCAAAGAGTTGGAATGGGTAAACGAACTCCAAAAGCGGAAGCTGTTATCGACGAAGAAAAAAAAGCAAAACGCGATGCATGTTACCACAAAGTAAAAGCTCGTTATACCCGTAACGGCGGTACATGGCCATCTGCATATGGTTCATTAGCACTTGCAGCTTGTAGAAAGCGCGGGGCTAAGAATTGGGGTAACAAATCAAAAAATGAAGAGTTAGTAAAGGAAATCATGGAAGAAATAACAATTTGTAATGGATGTGCTATTGATATGTTAGAAGATATCAAAGCAGGAAAACATGTAATTACAGAAGCCGAATATCAGGGTCGCAAAGTTCAATTAGGTAAACCAATGCGAGGTGATGTTAAAAAATTCAAAGTCTATGTTAAAAATGACAAAGGCAACGTTGTAAAAGTTAACTTCGGAGACCCTAATATGCGAATCCGTAAGAGCAATCCTGCACGTAGGCGTTCATTTAGAGCTAGGCATCGTTGTGAAACTCCTGGACCACGTTGGAAAGCACGTTATTGGTCTTGTCGTAAATGGTGATTTGAATTTTGAAATGTTTTTCATATATTTATTTGTATGGAAACAATTCAAGTAACTCAGCAAGAACTTTGGCAGGCTACACGACCTGTAATTCAACGCAATCGCAAGAAGTATACTAGAAAATCAAAGCATAAAGCACAAAATAATAATTTAGATTAAAGAAATAATAATCTACGCGGCCATTTGACTGTTTTTTTATATTCGACTAGGTATATTATAATATAAAGGCCAGTCGAATTTATGAAAAAATTATTACTAACGCTTATCTGCGTAATCGGGATGATTACCATAAGTATCTCTCAATGTAGCTTGTATCAAATTTACGAAAGTTTTACTAGTACATTACCTACCCAAGGTGGAACTTGGGCTCAAACTTCAATCACTTATAACACTGCATCCTTAAGAACGGGAACGCATAACCTATCTTTTAATGCAGCGGGTGATATTATCAGAACACCTCAAATTTCAAACCCCGGTGTAGTATCATTTTGGTTTAGAAGAAGTAACAGCAGTGCAACCCATGGATTTGTTGTAGAGACATCCCCAGATGGTACAACATGGACAACTAGAAATACTTATTCAGGCACAATGTCAACTACATATGTGCAAAGAGTAGTTGATTTAACTAGTTTGGGTTTAACTAATGTATTTATTCGAGTTAGAGATACTAGAGCCTCCGGTACAACTGTATGGTATTTGGATGATTTAAGTGTTACTTCAACATCTGCATCTATTAATAAATTACTCCCAATACTAGGTGCGTGTAGCCAAACACTAAACTCAACATTAACATATACGCTATCAGATGATGGTGGACCAGCCGGACCTATGTCGACAGGTTATAGTAATAGTGTAAATAGAACAATTACATTAACACCTTCTGATAATACAAAGAAATTGCAATTAAGTTTTAGTCAAATGGACTTGGAAACAAGTTATGATTATCTATACATCTACGACGGAGCAAATACCTCAGCACCATTACTCGCAACACTTAATGGCACAACAATACCTAGTGCAATAACTGCAGAAAATGCTTCAGGTCAACTAACAATAAGATGGACAACTGATATATCAAATGTTGGTGCATGGGGTGGATTTTTAGCAACAATAACATCTGTTGCTGCATGTACAACTCCTACGGTTGGTGGTACTTTGGCATCCTCAAAAACAATTACAACAGTAAATGATGCTACACTGTTAACTACATCTGGAAATGATGGTACTATTACTAAATTAGAATGGTCATATGATAACTTTACAAGTATTGCAGGAACTATTTCAAATCCAGCTAATCCATATACAATCACAATGAATGTACAACAATCAAACATATATTTTAGAACAACATCAAAAAACGGTACTTGTCCTTCCGGTGTTTCTAATATTGTAAATGTTACATTGAAAAATGCACCAGCATATTCTTCCGGCGTTGTTGATGGCGATCACATTACGAATGTTACGTTTAGTGATATAAATAATACTACCACAAATGATGGTGACGCATATTCTGATTTTACTTCAATAATTGGGAATGTTACAAAAGGTGAACCTTACAATTTATCAGTAACTGCAACAAATACACTCTCACCAGGACAAGGATATGCTGCTTGGATTGATTGGAATGGTGATGCTATATTTCAAACTAGCGAAAATGTTCTATTAAAACCTACAGCAAATTCCACATCGCAATTAATTATAATACCATCTGATGCTGTTACAGGTGATGTTGTTATGCGAGTTTTATCGGTATGGAATAGTACACCTGATATTGATGCATATTATTCGTTAGGCTATGGTTATGGAGAAATAGAAGAATATACAATAAGAATTTCAGACCCAATTTCATTGCCAGTTGAACTTACTCAATTTGAAGCTGTTGCATATCCACAATGGAATGTTGTTAAATGGAATACTGCTAGTGAAAATAATTCTAGTCATTTTGATTTACAATCTAGTATAGATGGCGAAATGTGGAGAACGATAACAACAAAATTAGCAGCTGGCAACAGTACAGAGGAAATTAAATATTCTTGGATTGATTATAATAAAAACGAACTAATTTATTATAAATTAATTCAATTTGATATTGATGGAAAATCTACCGAATATGGCCCCATTATGGTTCAAAGGGGATCTATAGATAAAGTAATTGTTAAGTATATAAATTTAATGGGGCAAGAAATAAATCCTCTAACTACGACTGGCCTTGTAATAGAAGTTTATGATGATGGATCTATAAGAAAAGTGATTCGATAATCAAAAATCTTACCCCGTTCATGAATGCGAGCGCTGTTAATATCAGCGCTCCCATTAATTTTAAATCTTCTATTTTGGCCTTGCGATTTGATTTCATCTTATTTTACAATCTTAGTTATTAATACTCCGTTATCAACTACTAAATACATTCCTGCAGGTGCATATTCAATATTAATCAATTTACCTGATAAATCATATATTTGATAATTGTTTATGTTGATTGATTTTTTATTTGGTTTGCCATTATTGCCATTAACATGTCCTTGTCCTGGATTTGAATCATCAACACCATCAGCATCATTACCATGTCCGTTGTTACCATCATCTTCTACTGGTAATCCCATTTCATATGCTATTCTAACAGCTTCTGCAGAATTCAATCTACCAGCACCAATTTTACCAATATAAGCTGTATTAAGCGAATCGATATTTGTTGCAGATATTCTTAATACAGAATCAATTTCATTGGTAGTAAGATTTGGATTAACAGATAACATCAATGCAACAGTACCGGTAACATAAGGAGCTGCAAATGAAGTTCCCGATGAATTAATATACCAACCAGGTGCGGCAGTTAAAGGAACATTGTGACCTGGAGCACAAATATCAACTGAAGAATTTGTTTGGTGTCTTGTATTTGGATTGCCAATTGTTTTTTCGATATTGTCTTGAGCACCGACACTTGTTACAGCAAATACATGATTATATGCTGCAGGATAAACCAAATTATTTGCACCACCACAAGTTGTTCCATTACCTGCAGATGCAACAATAAATGTTCCGTTTGCATACACTTCATCAATTATTAATTGCGCATATTGATTGTAAGTGCATCCTGATGTCCAACTCAAGTTAATTACCCGAGCTCCATTGTATGAAGCTATTAATATGTCGTTATAATTCATTCTAAACAATGAAAGAGATGAATTATATCCAATAGAAGCAAGTCCTACGTTGTTGTTTGTATTACCTGCTGCTATTGTTGCCACGGCCGTACCGTGTGTGCGCGTTGCTGTGTTTGTGTTGTCATAATAAATAACCTTTCCTGTTAATTCTTCGTGATTAATATAATAATTTTGATCTGATATCGCAATATTGATTGCCGAATCGCCGGTTGTATATGTCCAAGCTGTTTGAGCTCCAATCAAATCCAAAGCCCAATTGCCGGCAAATACTGAAGTATAATCATTAGGTAATTCCAATGTCTCATACTTAGGAGCATATTCAATACCCGATATTCCAGGCACTTTATGCATTGCTGCATATAATTCTGTTTCATTGCATGTACATTCAAATTCATATACATTTCGCAAACGTCGTTGTTTAGAATTTGGAAATGCTTTGTAAAAAACCAAATCGGCATGCAAATTTTTAATAGTTGTTTGAAATTCATTGCTCTCTCTTATTTTATCAACGTTTTCTACTGTTGCCCAAACGGCGTTTTGACTAAATGCAGCTACATTCAAAATTGCTGCTAAACTTGTTATTAAAAACTTTTTCATTTTAAAACTTTTTTATTTGTGTTACTTGTTAAAATTAAACTTATTACACGTATAATAATTTAATAAGCAATACAAATACGCCGGTTTTGTATATGTATATCAGTACAATCTATGTATCATATTAAATGCATCTAATGGTTTACATGGATGAGCTAGGTGGAAATCTATTATTTACTAATTTTGGTTGGATTTTTAATGTTTATTTCATATAATATAGAAAATAAAAAGAGCTATGAAAAAAACAAAATCAATTGGCGTAGTAAAGTATACGCATTTCGGAAAACCTTACATTTCCGAATTAGGAACTGGCGATGACATTACCGATTTGTTCCGGCCCATTATGGTTAAACATGCAATAGAAAATGATGAAGCATTGGTATTTGATCATGAAACGGGTCGTGCTAAAAGAATTGCATTAGATCAAATTAATCAAGAAGAAGTAATATCAACCACAGACCCACAACCAATGCCTAAACAAGAAATAGATCCAGTATTAGCATTAATTCAAAATGCACATAAGATTAAACCTGCTAACTTGGAAATGTCTGATATCAAATGGAAGTATTTGGTTCGTTCGGCTGTTAGAGGTAAAAACATCATGATGGTTGGACCTGCAGGTTGTGGTAAGACTCAAGCCGCAAAGGAATTGCCTAAAGCAACTAATCGTCCTTTCTTTTATTTTAACTTGGGCGCAACTCAAGATCCAAGAGCAACTCTTATTGGTAATACTCATTTCAAGGATGGCGAAACTAGTTTTGATGAATCAGCATTTGTCAAAGCAATTCAAACAGAGAATGCCGTTATACTATTAGATGAGTTATCAAGAGCACATCCAGAAGCATGGAACATATTAATGACAGTTCTAGATGAGGGTCAAAGATATTTGCGTTTGGATGAAGATGTTAATTCACCAACAATTCGCGTGGCGGCAAATGTATCCTTTATTGCTACAGCAAACATCGGTACAGAGTACACATCAACTCGAGTATTAGATAGAGCCTTAATGGATCGTTTTGAAATCATTGAAGTTGATATTTTGTCTTTATCTCAAGAAGAAGAATTGCTAACAAAACGATTTGGTGGCAAAGTATCAGGAGGATTGATTCATGCAGTAGCAGACATTGCAGATGCAACACGTAAAGAATGGAGGTCAGAAGAAGGCAAATTATCCACGATGATATCAACTCGTATGACTGTTAGGTTATGTGAATTGTTAGCAGATGGCTTTTCATTGTCAGAAGCCGCTGAGGTATCTGTATTGCCTTTCTTTGATGCATCAGGTGGTGCTGACTCAGAAAGAACTTTTGTAAAACAAATCATCCAGAAACATATTGGAACTGAGATGCAAGATATATTCAATACGGGACAAGAAGATGCTTCTAATGAAGCAATACCGTTTTAATTTTTCATAGCTCAAAGAAGGGGTAGTAACAATTGTTCTACCTCTTTTTTACATTATTCGGTTGGATATTACTGAATATTTTCATATAATATATAAAAATAAAGAGATGAAAGATCCTAAAGACACCCGCAAAACATATTCATTACCGCGAGCATCTAGCTTTTGGTTAGATAAAGACTTTGATGTTAATTTTAAACGCGAAGATGGCGGCGTTGATTTAATGAAATTAGCGGCAGCACAAAGAGCTATAGGCAATTTTGTTAATATTGTTACAGGTAAACAAATTCCAGTTATATTTCAAAGTGCTGATAATAGTTATACCGATGGTGAGCGTGTTGTTATTGGAACTAAATTAGATGGTAAACATTTTGATCCGGCAGTAGGATTGGCTTTACATGAAGGTTCACATATTGCATTAACGGATTTTAAATTATTTAAAGCGCCTAATGGTAGTTATACTACTTATATAGAAAATACCGAGTTTGCAAACATCATAAGAATGCAAGGCATCGATCCGGAAATGAAAATGAAGCATGACGATTTCATGTTGATCAAAGATTTATTGAATTGGATCGAAGATCGTCGCATCGACTTTCATATTTATACAACCGCACCAGGTTACCGAAATTATTATGAAGCTATGTATAATCAATACTTTAATGATAAAGTTATTGACAAAGCATTGTTGTCAGGAGAAAAATGCAATGAGCTTCGTGATGATTATATGTTTCATATTATTAATTTTACTAATCCTAATAGAAAATTAGATTCCTTGAAGGAGTTGAAACATATATGGTCAGTAATTGATTTAAAAAATATTAACAGATTAAAAAATACAACAGATGCTTTAATAGTAGCGTGTCAAGTTTATAAAATTATTGATACGGCTACAGCAGCAGCAGAACAAGCTAAACAAGATGAAGAGGATGAAACTAATTCGGATGATACTAAACCAGGTGCTGAAGGGCAAGGTAAAGGACAAGGTGGAGGTGGTGGCGAAGGCAAAGGTAGTAGTCCTGGCGATGGCGAGTTTGAAGATTCAGAATCCGATAATGAAGATGAAGAATCAAATAGTGAAGATGCCGATTCAGAATCAGAATCAGGATTATCTGATAAAGAATTAGAAAAATTACAAAAAGCAATTGATAAGCAACGTGAATTCTTAAATGGTGATTTAAAGAAAACAGGTCGTGTAACAAAAGCTCAAGCATCAACCATTAATGCATTGCGAGAATCGGGTACGGAAGTTAGAACAATTTCAATGGATCCGACAGCAGGACTAATGAATAATTTAGATACAATTGTTATTAAAAAATTGACACCTGGTATTATTTGTTCGCTACCTAGATTGTTTGAACAAGAAGCTGATAAATTCATTAATGGTACAAGAAATTATCATAATGAATTAGACCGCGGAACTTCTTATGCTAGAAATATTGCAACAAATGATGCTGCAGTTACAAAAGGTATCATTTTAGGCAAACAATTGGGTCGCAAATTGCAAATACGAGATGCCGAAAAGACTCTTAAAACAACACGTTTGCAAACAGGTAAAATTGATAAGCGTTTGATTTCACAATTAGGATATGATAATGCAAATGTATTTCATAGAATTGTTACGGATAGGTTTAAGAATTATTTTATTCACATTTCAATTGACGCATCTGGTTCAATGTCAGGTACTAAATTTGCAAATGCAATAACATCTGCAGTAGCGGTAGCACAAGCCGCATCAATGACTACCGGTATACGCGTACAAATATCTTTGCGTGGCACTTCAACATTGAGTGGCGGTACTGATAAAACCGTAACTCTATATGTATATGATTCAGCTCAGGATAAAATGAGTAAAATCAAATCATTGTTCAAATATTTAAGAGTATTTGGAGTTACGCCAGAAGGATTAGCATTTAAAAGTATTGAAAAGGATATGAAGAAGGATGCTAAAGGAGATGAATGCATTTTTATAAATTATTCAGATGGCGAACCAAGTGGTATAGATGGTGCTGGATATCGATATGATGGTGTAGAATATACAAGAAAGGTTGTAAATGACTTCAAAGCTATGGGTATCAATGTTATTTCATATTTTATCTATCAAGGTTATATGTATGAAAGCACGCGAGAAAACTTTAGAAGAATGTATGGACCTGATGCTCAATTCATTGATCCAACCAACATGAATCAAGTATCCAAAACTGTTAATCAGAAATTTTTGGAATTAGCGGAATGATTTATTATATTAAAATTATAACATATATGATGCCGTAAAAGTTACATTGTATATATTTATATAAAATAGGTAATGTTATGATAGTATATATGACAGAAAATTTAATCAATGGTAAACGATATATCGGTAGAGATATGTTTAATAATCCAGACTATTTAGGTAGTGGAAAACTTTTACAAAAAGCAATTACAAAATATGGTAGAGAAAATTTTAAAAAAAATATATTACAATATTGTAATTCAATTGAGGAATTGAAAGAAGCCGAAAATAATTGGATACAAAAATTTAATGCAGCGCACGATACTATGTTTTATAATATATTAGATGGTAGTTCCGGAGGCGATAGTTTGTCAAATCATCCCGATTTAGAAAATATTAAAACTAAAATTCGTACAGCTAGAAGTAAACAAAATATTTGCCATTCTGAAGAAACAAAAAGAAAAATTAGTGAATCGCAAAAAGGCGAGTTATCATATTGGTATAAAAAAGAAAGACCTGCAGAATTAAATCAGCGAGTGTCACAAACTATGAAAGGAGTTTCAAAAAAAATTATTAGTTGCCCACACTGTGGTAAATCTGGAGGTAATTCTCAAATGAAAAGATGGCATTTTGATCAATGTTCGACTGTTACAGGAAAAAAACATAAACCAACTAATAAACAACCATGGAATAAAGGATTAAAAAATCCATATTCAGCTGAAACGATAAAAAAAATGTCAGAGTCACATAAAAATAAATAAACAAAAAAAAAAGGTTATAATGAAAAAAGAAATCATTTTAGGCGCTGAAGGCCGTTTAAAATTAAAAAATGGAATTGATATTTTAGCTCGAGCAGTTGCATCAACATTAGGTCCAAAGGGAAGAAATGTAGTAATTGGTAAAGCATTCGGGTCACCCCATGTTACCAAAGATGGGGTGTCTGTTGCTAAACAAGTTGAGTTGAAAGATCCAATTGAAAACCTAGGTGCTCAAATGGTAAAAGAAGTTGCATCTAAAACAGCGGATAATGCCGGAGATGGTACAACCACAGCAACAGTATTAGCACAAGCTCTTGTAACTGCAGGACTTAAAAATGTTGCAGCAGGATCTAATCCAATTGATTTGAAACGAGGAATGGATAAAGCGGTAGGAGTTGTAGTTGATGAATTGAAAAACATGTCTCAAGAAGTTGGTAATGATTATGACAAAATCAAACAAGTAGGATCTATCTCTGCTAACAATGATGAAACCATCGGGGGCTTAATTGCTGAAGCAATGAAAGTGGTTGGTAAAGATGGAGTAATTACAGTTGAAGAAGCAAAAGGTACTGAAACAGAAATCAAGACTGTTGAAGGTATGCAATTTGATAGAGGTTATCTATCTCCATATTTTGTAACCAATTCAGAAAAGTTAACTTGTGAAATGGATAATCCATTGATTCTTATTGTGGATAAGAAAATATCTTCAATGAAAGAGTTGCTACCCGTATTAGAACAAGTAGTTCAGACTGGACAGTCATTGGTAATCATTGCAGAAGATGTTGATGGAGATGCTCTAGGAACTCTAGTAGTGAATCGCATCAGAGGTGCATTGAAAATTGTTGCAGTGAAGGCCCCGGGATTCGGTGATAAACGCAAAGAAATGTTGGAAGACATTGCAGTATTAACCGGCGGTGAAGTTATTTCAGATGAGCGTGGTACTAAATTATCAGAAGCAACATTGGATTCATTGGGTAGTGCCGAGAAGATTGAAATTAGCAAAGACAAGACTACTATTATTGGTGGACATGGCGAAGTCGCAGAGATTCAAAC